CATCGAAGGCCGATGGCTGCATCCTGTCTTCGTCCTTGTACTGGAGACTAGCCCCAGCCTCTCCGAAAAACTCCAGAGTTAAGTTGTTTACCGCGTCCTCGCCGCTAAAGACGATGACCCGATCAAACCCGAAGTTATTCATCAAGTTCTGCACTTCCATTAGCACTTTTAAGCTGGAAGCACAAGCGCTAGCATCCGTTGACACATGGTCGTGGACTGCGAACATACTGGCAATACGCCCTGCGTAGATATTCGTCAGCACGATGAACGGCACTTTAACCTTGTAGTGCAGTTCTGTGTCGGGGTTCTTATCGTACCGCCCGTTGGTGTTCATCCAGCCCTGATTACCCGCAGCAAACAGGAACCCAGTCTTACCTTGCACGGGATTGTCGGTGACGTAGGCGCGTAGCTCGTCGTCAATCAGGCTCTCAATAAGGACGTGCGGGGGGTATTTCATGCCAGATTTGGCTCTGCGGAACGTATCCGGCAGGATGTGGGCATGTTGGGGGTAAGGGACGTCGGAGATAAGTTTGGTATCAGTAGTACAAGCAGTACGGCATTGTGTTAGGTAAATCATGCTAGCTCCTTAACCAATTCTTTGATGGTCCCAAATTCGTCTTCGGGGTCTTTGGTTTTATTCGCTTCAAGAAATACCAGTAAATCACCAATACTGCTAACAGGCCACTGTGCCTGCATCTCTTCGTCTTCAGGGATGCCGTATGCTTCGCCAAGCACAAAGAACGTCATCGTAACGTCCAAACTGTCAAGGCCAAGTACGTCTTCGCTTATGGGGGATTCTAGGGATTCGGCGGGAACGTAGTCTTTTGTGACTACTTTTTGGGCTGCACCCACCGCGTTAAATAGTTCGAGAAAGTCAAATTTCATAGTGCGCTCCTATTATAGGGTGTATTTAGTATAAACACTTCACCACAGGAGACAACTACACACTATAAGTTGCTAACAAATGATACCGCAACGACAGCAGATGGAATACCGGGATGTGGAGACGTAGGTGCAGTGGAGTCAAGTGATAAAGATAAGTCTGCTGTAGCCCAATACATTTCGATGTACTGACCCGCTGTTAGATCAATAGAAAAGTTCCAATACACGGGTTGGTTTGCGTTACCTACGATGGTTTGTTGTTGCCCGCCGTAGGTCACATCAGTGCCGTTCTTGTTAATCCAAGTCCATGCCTGCACAGCTGCCGAGTTCGTGTGCGCGGTCTGTAATGTCACTTGGAAGTTATACACCCCGTCGGCAGACACGGTGATTTTGGTGTCATCAACGATGCTAATCTTACTTTCAATATACGTATTTTCAAATTCTACCGGGTATCCAGTGTTAATCACCGCCGCAGTCTGATCGGTCGTGCTATAAAAAAGCCCCCGTGGCATATACAGGAACTTGCCGCCGTCGTCGGTGCTTAGGAGCGTATTGACGGAGTTAATCAGTCGATTAAAGAATAGTCGCAGAACGTTGCTGTTCTGGTCCATAAATGGGCGACGATACTCTTCGGGAGCCAGTGGCAGAGCAGGCGGCTCTACTCTCTCAATTTCGTTAGCCATTAACGCCTCCCGTCAGGACGCATATCCACACGAGGTGAGCCTAGCTGCCATTTAACTCCAAGGTCAGCGGACTCCATTTTCAAGGAAATCTGACGGCCTCGGACACGGGTATTGACCTGCCCAGTAAACTGCTCAATCGGCACGGTTGCCGTACGGGTAACCGTACCCGACGCGCTACCCCCCTCGGAGTACGGGGTGTTGTACCCAGACCCAGAATTGGCAAGCGGTAAGAGCGTCATGGTCGCAGCGGGGCTAGCCGCCGTAGACCCATCAAAGGTCACATCAGGCATAATACGCCAGATAAAGGCGAAGCGATCACCGTCATCGAGGTCGAACTGACCCGACGTTATCGACGCAGCGATTGGGACTGGGGTGCCTGTCTCGTTGTCATCCGTGCCAAACTCGTGGTTAACGAGGTTAGCGCTGTAAGTAGCTGCCAATGGATAGTCACGCAGACCAGAATCAAGCCAAGCAGTACGAGCGAGGTTCCCATAGTACCAAGTCCCTTCAAGATAGTTGTAGACGACGTAGCGGTCTACGGCATCGCTCGTTGACGAGCAGTAGAACCACCAGACCTCGTGGAAGGCTTCGTTCGTACCTGCGAACACTTGGTCATATTGCAGGAAGTTCATGTCGTTGAAGACGTAGCGGCGCACGTCGCATTTCAGCGGCTGACTGCGACCGTCGTACATATAGAACTTGTCTTTGCCCATCCAGAACGCCACCCCGCTGGCAAACGCCACGGAGTTTTGGGAGGCAATGGAGAGGTTGTCACCCATTAACTGGGCACCCCAAACCCCCGGTGCACCGACGTATTGCAGGGAGTAAAGGGAGGAGTTGGTCCAAACGAGGACCTCTTGACGTGCTTGTTTAGCCGCGACGATCTCGGTACCCCGAGAAAGTCTCAAGGACCCCGCTTGGTTCGTTGACGCTGGCGTCCAGTTGGTGGCGTCTTCTTGGTCTGACCAGCGAATTAGCATAGGGTCTACCGTGGCAGTCCCTACGTCGTTCGTTCCGAAGGCAAACACAAAGCGGTTGATGTCCGATACGAGCAACAAATTCTGTGATTCAGGCACGTCAGAAGCGCCCGAAAGTGAGGACAAGTATACCCCACGAGAGGCTACGCCGTTAGTTGCGTCCCAGTAGAAAATGTCCCCGCCACGAGGGCCGAAGATAAGGTCTTCACCAAAGTTAGACTGGCTCCACAGACGGATACCTTCGGTGGATACACCGCCCGTACCCCAAGTGCCTGCGGACCAAGTGCCGCCACCCCAACCAGTAAGCGGAATCTCGGCAGCGGCACCCGTGCGGATTTGATACGCGCCGACGACCGATGCGCCGCCACTACCCGTGTCAGACGCATTAGCTGTAACAGTAGCTCCTGTCAGTGGGTCTTTGGCTTCAATCTGGTATTCGTCATCGTCAATAATAGCGGTGATCTGATACTCCTGATTGAGCACGTCGGCGGTAATGTTACCCCCGAGCGACACCGCCCCGCTGAACGTAACGAAATCGTCGATACGCGCACCGTAACCAACATCGGTCACAGTAATAACCGCGCTACCGTTAGTCGCCGCAAAGGTTACGTCTCCCGCAGCCGTGGTGGCGCGAATGGGAGTAATGTCGTTGTAGCCGCCGCCCTGTTCGAGATAGAACTTCAGGTGGGTGCCGACACCAATCAGGTTGATGCTGCCGAGGGTCACCCAGTTCCACAAAGAACGGCACACCCCAAGATAAGTAGAGGTTGAGATACGCTCCCAACCCCCGATCTTTTCTGGATAGCCCTGTCTGAAGCGTACTTTATCGCACTCGTACCAACCGCCTTCGTTGGTGTATCTTGTTACTTCACGGTTGATACCGGGCTTAAATACTAACTTCTTTAGGGCCATAGCACACCTACATAGTTTCGCCAAACACAGGTGGCAGGGTTGTGACTGCGATAGATACGCTCTGCTTCAAATTTAGCGGTTGATTGCAATCCGAGCAAGTATCCGCCTCAAGTTCTGCTTCGTCGAGGTCGTAGCCACAATGCGCACAAACAACTTCTAGTGTGTGGGTCGGTTCGGTTACACCATTAGTTTCGCGTGCCTGCACTGTCTTTTTCATATTTACACCATCAGTTCAAAATGCGGACCATCAATAAATGGGCGGCGGTTTTGGGAACGACGCGTGTCGATATAGTCGTTCATCGCATCTTCCATGGTACCACTCCACTGCGCGATATTCGGCACAGTCCATGCTGCGCCCCAACGCACAGGGACATCTACGACACGAGCGCCTTCTGCCATTGCATCCGCGATGTCATCGTACAAATTCAATTCCCACGACCCCCTCGAACCAATATACGCCATAAGGTCCACGGCAAGCCCATCAATGTGCTTCGACTTCATGGTTTGGCTCGCGCCTTTGGCGACAAGCTCCCGCTGCTCTTCGATAGTCCGCAAACCTTGCACCACGCCAAAATCGACTTTGGTCGCGGTAATTGCGTATTTCACGACGGCTACAAGGCGTTCATCTACGCCCTCCAGCCTGTCCAAGCTGCGCTGAGAAAGTTTGAATGTCATTTTGCTACGCCTTTGTACTTCTCGAAGCTGCGCAAACCGCCCAAACCTAGCATACCCAACAGGACGGTCATCAAGCTGTCCATGTCAAACTTGGGAAGGTCGCTGGGGTGT